TCATCATTAGCAAACAGCTCACCTAATATCTTACCCTTAAGTCTAGGTGTAAGGATAGTGTTTTTAAGCATCTGCTTATCATGTACTAAAACATCATAGTGTTCTTTAGCATGACATATCTGATGATCTATCTGAGCTATTACATCTTGTAATGCTGTACCAGAATGTTTACGTGAATAACTACCTAAGTCTCCTCTAACTACACCATTAGCACATATAAATACATATGCACCAACAGCACACTTAAATCTCATAGTTTTGTTGTATGAATTACTCCATGCAAACATCATCCCCATGTCAGCATCACCTGCATAGTCTAAATGGTATATACCCTGAGCCACTTGACCATCTGTAGTCATTCTATATTCTTCTTTATTAATTGTGAACCCTGCAGCTAATATTCTGTATTTAGCACTATCTATAACATCACCGTGGCTCACCACAGCATATCTCCCCCCATGATTGGGGAGAGGAGCTAATCTTAATTCTTGTTCAAAGTAGAACGGTATTTTACTTGGCATAAAATTTATTTATTGGTTTTTTAAACTTTTTTATTTAATTAGAATAAGGAAAGCTGTGTCATCGTTTTATGATTTACAGCCTGTATCCCCTCTATTTGTTTATAGATCTCTTCTAAGTAATACTTCTTGTTAATATCATAGGTATCATATGCTTTAGAAGGATCTATCTTATTTACTGTGGTTTGTAGCCACTCTCCAGACTCTACCTGGATTTCTCTACCATCATTATGACACTTCACCATCTTACATCCGGTATCAGAAATATAATATCTAACAATCTTTTGTAGCTTGGTGTTTACAAGATTGCCATCTACTATTCTTCTATCTACAAAATGCCAGCCTGCTTTAGCTTTAACAGCACCACAGTAGTCATATATATTTTGGTTCTGATCTAAGAAATCTTCAGGCTTGGTTCCATGTACAAAGAAAGCATATATAGCTTTTGGTATAATCAAGAATGATTTGTTTTTGTGGAACGTTGCTACCTTTTTGTTAAACAAATCTTCCCACTCAAAAGCACCCTTACATTTAACCTTACCTTTAGTAGTAACAGCCATATAGTTGTTTACATCACGAATGATCATTTTACTATACTGGTCATGCTCAAGAGAAAGCTCTGTCATATGTTCCCAAACACTGCAGATACTTTTGTACAATTCAACCTTATCGTTGGGTATCATCATCTCGAAACCATCTGTATTAAACATTAGTGGTTTAGCCTCTGGAATAGCCAAACTTACCATTTCTGCAAGTTTTGATAATAGTAGCTGACCGTTAATAGTAATCTGCATTGTCATTTTAGGATCATACAGGAAGCTATTAGGATCACCAGTAAGACCATAAGTGGAATTTAAAATGATCTTATACACATAGTTTTTAGGATCAGATTTAGGTATCTTTTTTCTTTCATCAAAGAACCATTCATACTGCTCACAGAATTCTTTCTTTGGTAAATGTTCAGGAGCCCATTTGTTTTTGATAGCTAGATTAGGATAGTAACTAACAACATCTGAAGTCATGATAGTCCAACCTGGTTTAGCTTCATAAAGTCCGGCTTGAGCTGCACCATGGATACCACCCAAACCATAATCAATCTTCACTCCTTTAAAGTTTATGCTATGTTTAAATCCGTCTTTGGTAGATGTAATAACCTTGGTACGGAAGTAATCTAGTACATCATTAAATTGAGAAGTTTCAAACTGTATGTATGGAAGTATGCAATCTGCCAACACTATGTAATCTCTAGGAGTACGTAATGTTTTAAGATGAGCTTTAGGTATCCCAGTTTTTTGTTCTAGGAAATAAAGAAATAGTTCTTTAGATATACGTGGTTCAGATGCAGAATATAAATCTATTCCATATTCTTTGGTAAGAGTCTGTCTTAAATTAATCTGCTCTTTAGAATGTTCTAATATCTTTTTAGTAGATTGAACATCATTAATACAATACTTAATAACTTCATTCAAAGTGTGAGCATCTGTCACAGGTTGGTTATGTGGATGAGGCATCTCTTCTACATTCTCCCAGTCCATAGAATATTGTATCCACTTTAAACTAGACATCTTTGCTTTATTATCCCAATGATTAAGCTTAAATAAATCAATCTGTTTAATCTTAAGTTTATATGGAGCATACTCAGCAAACTCACCTTTGTTATTTTTATCTATAACTTTTTGTGCATAGTCATAGATATACTTAACTAAAGCATCAGCAGGTAATCCTGTTAGATACTTTCTATTATCAATAAGTTTTTGTGAAATTTGAGAGTCAAAACCTAATCCATTATAGGAGATGTGCCATTGATTTTCTGTCACACATGTTTGTAGAAATGTGACAAACTCTGGAAAGTCATTTCTCTGTTCGTGAACAACGAACACGTGTCTTTCTTCTGTTTTGTAATGTTCAAATACTGCTACGAAAGTATTACAAATAGTTTCGTAGTCCATTACCCAATGTTTTATTTCTTGTGCCATTTATATAATATTCAGTTAAGCTGTTTCCCCTTTAGAGCCAAAAAAAGCAGACTTACATCTGCTTAATTTGGTTATTATGAACAAGGACTAAATAGTTGCAATTAAGTTTCCTGTTTTTGGTGCTTGTGTTTTAGCTTCCAAGAAAGAATTGATATCAAATGTATCAGCATTGATAGCAAACATGCTTACAACATCTTTAATTTCATTAATATCTTCTACATAATATTCGTAGAATGTTTCTAGAGATTTACGTTCTTCAGCATAATCTTTACCGTTAGAACGTTTTCCTATTTTCATTGGTACAACGTCACCCCACTCATTCACTTTAGCTACCATGTGTAAGCTTTCTTTTTTCTCTTTAGAAATAAGAGCTAACACTTTGCTATCTAAGTCAAAAATGGCCTCGTTAAATACACAATCTTTTGTCACTGGTATCATTTTAAAAGTTTTACTACTTCCCCAGGTAGAAGTAATCAACATCATTGATTTAATCATAATTTGGTTTTTTACAAAGCTATTATATTTTTTTCAAACATTCTAAATCTTCTACAGGAATTTTTAAAGTTTCTTTTTTACAATCATATCCATTACATAATTCACCAACTTCTTTTAATAAGTTAATATCAACATCTAGTAGCTTAGCATAAGTTTCAAAATGTTCAGATGGATATAAATATGTTTCAATATACTTATATTCTGATGACCTTTCTCCATAGTATGTTTTAATTGCTCTTTTTAAATGAGATGATAGTTTAGAATATCTGCCAAGAACAAAATTGAACCAATCAGCTTCATAGATTTGTAAGTCAAATATATATAGGTTAGAATCTTTTACTTGTATTTTTTCTAAAAACAAAGGATTTCCTATAAGCATTTCACTTTCAAATGATTTAAATCCTTCAGAATCATCTTCATCAAAAGTACAAATTAGTTTTATATCTTCTAAACCTATCCTTCCCTCAAAGGAAAGATAGGTGTTAGAAGGTAATTTATAACTTGTTCTTTTTATTCCTAATGCAGGATATAAAAATGATTTAGATTTTTGAAAGTATTTTCCATAGAGTTTGTCTATCATCTTATCAAGTTTTATAAAACTACTTTTCCTAAAGCATAGTCATAAGGTAGATCGTAGCTTTTGTTTACATAATGCCAGTGAGCTTTTTCTAAAACGTGATTGAATCTATCAAACCAACCATTTAGAGTGGGTTCACTAACTAAGAAAGGATACACTTGGTAGTTTTTATCTATCACTACAAAATGAAATTGTAATTGGTAATCCCCTTCAATTAAATGTAAGTATTTTATTGCAATAATCGTAGAATAAATTGCAGCTTGCATCCAATAATTATAAAATTCTATTGACTCAGGAAAGTCCTTAAGTTCCTTACTAGTAGTTTTGATGTCGTTGATATGAATAATCTTTTTATCATGATCAATAACTACGTTGTCTATGATACCTTTTAAACCAAATGGCTTATCATTGATATTGATCTCTACAGGTAGTTCATTAAGCACTTCTTTATTACTAAATTCATTTATATCACAACCTATTAGACTACAAACTTCTTTGTTAAGCTTGATAAGATCTACACCTGTTTTACAGAAATCATAACTTTCTTGATTTATAAGTGTTTTATCTCCTTTAGTTTTAATATAATTCCAATAACTTACACCTTCTGGCACAAGAATTCTATCTAGTCTTTGTACATCAGTCTTTAAACTTTGATGAAGATCCATATCTTTAAGAATATCTAATATAGCATTACTAAATTCTACAAGATTAGTCCTTTCATCTCCATTATTAGCAAGCTCTACATGGTGAGCATAAAGTCTATCTATAACTGTTTTTGTATTACCTGTAGGTAGAGCATTAGGGCTAACTATAAACTGTTGATCAAACTTTTCTGGTTCCAATAGAAGACAATGTATAATCTTACCATTTACTAAATAAGATTCTGTTTTCTCTTCTCTGTTACCAAGTACATACATTTGATAAAAGGCCTGTGGATTCCACATAAGCTTGTTAAGACTACTATAAGAAAACTTAAATGGCTTAGCATAAAAGTCATTCTCCATTATTTCTATAGATTGATTCATTAATTCTTCTAGTTCCATATCTTTAATTCTTTTAATAATAATGCAATTCTTGTTGCTGTTTTAGGATCTTTTGTTAAAGCTTCTTCATACTCAAGAAACTCTATAGCTTTTTTAGCATCTATATCACTTGTAGCTTTTTTCATAGTGTCAGCTATTCTCTTAAGCTGATCTGCTATATCAGGTAATGTACCTTCTATAAGTTTTCTACCCATTAGGGTCTCATGTAGTTCTGCCATTTTTTATTTTTTAGATTTTTCGTCTTGTGTTTTTTTATTGTGACATGTTTCACAGAGCACCTGTAGATTATCCACTTCACAGAATAGTCTCTCTACAAAGCCTGGTAGGTCATTGGCACACCTTAAAGTACCAGCAGGTATGATGTGGTCAACATTAATTTCTTTGTCAGGGAACCAATTAGAACACTCTGCACACTGATACTCAAACTTCTGTCTTTTAAGTGGGCCCTTATAAGATCTTTTAGCTTTTGCTTTAGCTTGACTTATAGGTTTCCACCATCTAGACTTTTGTCTAAGTGAACTTCTTATAAAACTCCAAAAGGCAGCATCTGTCATAGTACCTGCATTTCTAGTTTTTGGTGCCGAACCTTTTCTGGGTTTAGCTGTTTTCTTCCTCATTATTTAATTTTTTAGCTAAGATAGGAACTAATCTAGTTCTAACCTCTTTAGCTCCTGAATCTTTAATACTATCAGATACATCCTTACTCATAGGAAGCACTGTAATTTCTATAAATGGATACTTTTCTTTGTACTTTTTCATAGCTTCTATACCTGCTTGGTCAAAATCAAACATCACAATAATTTTTTCATACTTATTTCTAAGCTCTTCCATTACATCTTTCTTGATCATAGTGTTCTCACTATCAGGAGCTATAACATCTAGATCAAGCTTTAAAGATTTAATAGACATTACATCTTTAAGACTAGATGTAATAAGTAGATGCCTATGATTTTGTAATTGATCCCAACCCTGGACGTAATCAGTCACCTTAATAAACTTTTTATCAAGAGTCTTAGGTTGATAGATTTTATACAGAGTACCATCATTTTTAAAATAACCATATAGATATAGTCCTTTGATACAAAGCTCATTATCGTCTTTGGTCATACAATAACTTTCTAGTGGTCTTACAATGTAAGCCTCAAGTAGTTTAGATCCAATATTAAACTGTGTCCAGAAATATTGATCTTGGGTACTCCAGTTTCTCATATCATAACTAGTCACTTTATATTTAGAAGCTCGTTGAAATCTTTCTATATCATAACCTCCATTATTATGTAGAACGAAATCATTGTATGTTTCTATAATAAACTGACAAGTTTTATGAAATGTTAGATGTGTCATTTCTTTTACTAAATCTACAGCACTACCACCTTTACCGGTAGAAAAATCCTTATACTTATAAACATTGTGTGTATCCATATAAATACACATGCTAGGTGTACGTTCTTTAGGATTGAATATAGATTTAAATTTTAGATCTTGTCCATTTAGTTTTTCTTTAAGTACACAGAAGTGTTCAAATATCCATGTAACTGGTACATCTTTTATATCATGTACTAAATCTTTTGTGTTGAACATAAATACAAATTTAAAAATAAAAAGGGGAATGCAGAAACATCCCCCGTTAATTATAGGTCTAAATCTAAGTGAATGAATTAAATATTAAAATCATTATTGATTGGCTCAAAACCACTAACTGATTTAGATGCCAATGGAGTAAAATGATACTTATTAGCTTTATCAAACTTGTTCAATTTTTCCTCATCAATAGATGCAAATTTGAATTTAGGAAGAGATAATCTTACAATTACTTTTCCATTGTATTCATCTTCTTTACCTGATAAGAACCAATACAAATCATTTCCTTTAAGAATGTTAACGGCTGCTTCCACCCATTCTTCAATAGAAGTAATTTTTGCATTTTTAGACAAGTTGTCAATTTCTTTTCTAAGTCCTAATTGATCAGCAATAACAATAAGTTTACTCAAGATTTCATTCTTGTTAACATCATCACTGTTATACTCACTGATGTAAATAGTTGCAGACACTCTTGCAGTTTGACCTTTGAATTTTTCACCTTCTTGGTCATCTTTGTCAATAGCCCAACCTTCAAAGTTAGGTAGTTCTGGTCCTTCTAATGTAAGCTCTAAAGCTTTCTTTCCTGTTTTAGCAGTTCTTACTTGTGCACCATAGATGTGTGCATAAACTACTCCGGGTTCAAAAGATTTTCCTAATCCTCCTCCCTTGACTGATTGTCCTTCTGTACTAAACATGTTTTTTGTTTTTTAATTAATAAATGTGGTTGTTAATTTTCATAGTCCTTTATTGCTTTAGCAACAAGTTGTAAGTCATTACCAATTTCAAAGGTGGGAAACATTCCACGTGGAGACTTACATGTATTTTCACCGTTGGTTTGGGTTTCAAATACATACCTAATCTCTCCGTCTTTGTTTCTCTTGGCTTTTCCAAACAAAACTATGGAAAAAAGTCCTTCCAAAGTTAGTTTTTCATCAATCATTTTACCAATTGTTTTTGCTTTAAACTTACGTTTACCTTCCATATCCGTTGCCTCTTCTGCATGAGTGAGAAAGAAGATAAGCAGATCTTCTCTCATGTCTTTAGGCATACGAGCAATTCTAGCTAGGTGTGCACCTATCTGTGTGAACTTCTCATAACCTTTCTCATTAGCTTTGTCAAAGAATTCAAAGGAACTCATGTACTGAAAGTCGTCTATTACTATGTTTTTAATCTCAGGACGTTTTTCACTAACGTATTTAATACAAGCTTCTATGTTCTCAGGACTAGATTTGTCATACATGTTTCCGGAAGGGTTGTCCTTACTCCAGATACTGTACTTCTTTCTCCATCCTTTGAATGGTAGAGGCTTGTTAGCAACGTTAATAATAAATGTCTCTTTGGGATTTAACGTCTCAATGCTGGTAGACTTGCCAGCACCGGACTCTGCAATAATTAATACTCCTTGTGCCATATTACTATTTGTTTTTTATAAGTTCATTTAACCAGCCTTTAGCACTAACTGGTTTTAGAAATTGGATAGCAAAATAATCTCTGATAGTCATATCAGAATATGGTGCATCCTCCATAAGACCTGGAGCTTTTGGAATACTAGCTGCAGCTTCTTGGGCTTTTTGAGTAGGTTTGAATGTACTATCTGTACCTGTGAATGCTGACATTTTACTGATAGCAACAGAACTTCTGTGTACAACTTTTAATTCATCTATTGGTACTAAATAAGAACCTTTGGAGTTAAGTTCATACTCTTCTTCAAAAGCTGAATTAAATGGCACTCTATAAACTTTTCTTTCTGGATCTACTGGGTTTAAATCTGAGTCAATAAGCTCAAAGAAAAATCCTTTTGTTTTTTTAAATTCTGATGGAAAGATCCCTACCACCAACCTTGCTTGTTCATCGTAGAACTGTGTCTTCATGTTGAAATCAAAAGCAGTAATCCCTAAATCAACTATAAGTTCAGAGTTGTAATCTCTGATTTCTTTTAGCTTCTGGGCTTTGTACTTCACTTTTTCTTCATCAGACATGCTGTGAATAATACTCATGTTTTTTTGTTTTTTTGTTAATGTATGTTGTTAAATTGTTGGACCATTTGTATTAGTAAATCTATTAGCTGTCCTTCTCTGTGGAGAACTTCCTCCAGGATTAGCAGCTTGAGGTTCAGGTACTTCTAATACTCTTTGTCTAGGAAAATCTGCTTTCATGAATATTAAATTAGTATCATCGGCACTATTTCTAGATTTAAGAATATGTGTAAATATATCATCTGTTTTACAAGGGTATTCTTTTCTACCATAAGATTCTATATCCACTTTATACGGACGGTTTAATACAATCACCATATCTGAACCCTGCATAAGAGCATCACCACCAAATATGTCAGAGCTGGTTGGATAATTACCAATAGTACCTGGCATCTTTCTAACTGGTTCATCAATACTTCTGTTAAGCTGAGAAATCATAAGTATTATAATAGGTAACTTATTCTTAACATGCATTAACATTTCTACAGTGTTGTAAAGAGTGTTGATCTTTTCTCTTTCATCTGTATCTTTCTTAATAAGCCAACTGTGATCAATGGTAACAATTAAAGGTTTACCACCAAGTCCGTTATAAGCTGTTTGAATAGCTTCTTCCATCTTTCTAACGGTGAGAGGTGTGTTAATTTGAGTTCTGTATGATCCATATGATTGAAATCTTTTTTGTTCATCAACATACTGTTTCATCATCTTCACTGAAAATTCATCTAATTGTTTATTTGTTGATAGCACTTGATTATAGTCCAATGCAGTTTGTGCAACAAAATCTCTTGCTGCAGTTTGTTTTGGTCCCATTTCAAATTGAAATTCTAAGATGTTGAATTCTTGGGTAGGATTGAGATATTTAGCTTCTCTTAGTATTTGAGAAACAAACATTGTTTTACCTGCACCGGGTCTAGCTCCTATAGTTAGCATTGATCCCCATTCTAAACCACCTACTCCCATTTTGTTTAGTCCGTCCCAAGGAAGACTTAAAGATTTAATCTTCCCTACACGTCTATCTTCTATATATTGCAAACCTTCTTCTAATATTTCCACGTATGTTTTAATACCAAAAGGTCTATCTTTTTGAGGAAGATTAAGAATATTCACTTAGTTTAGATTTAATTTTTGCTTTGTAAATTTATATAATTTTATGGAAACTACCAAAACAAATTCTATAAAAATGTACTTATAAATTGATACATTTATAATGAAGTTATCAATGATTAACCAATTCAGTAAACTGAATAAAACTCCAATAATGAAGCTATGAAAAAACTTTTGTCCTATTGTCATGTGTTGCTGTTTAACATATTTGGATTATCAAGAATTTCTTGACAATAATCAGCAAGCTTTGAACTCACTTCTTTAGTTTGTGCATTAGTTTTTTTAATAAAATAACTACTACTAACCATATACTGATAGTTTTTCCTTTTAAAAACTTCATTGTAATAGTCAGTGGCATCTAATATTAAATCCCAATCATACTCCGGATAGGTTTTAAAGAACCATACAAATTTATCTTTAAGTTCTTGAGCACTCTGTCTAGCTAGTTCACCAGATGGTAGTCTTTTACTTGGCCAGATTTCTCTATACTCTTTTACTTTTTGATTGACATCTGGTCCTAATACATCACTTGCTACTTTTCTTTTTACTTTAATAAGATAGGTTTCAAATTCATTTAATATCAGGGCTCCTTCGTTTGTCAAATTACCTACATTATCAATTAGGTTTCTGTCTAAACAAACTTGTTTTTCTGCATTTTCATCAATGATATTTCCAGGTTTTATATTAGACCTGCAGCAGTCTAAAAAATAAATTTGATTAGGGCTTAACTTCCATTTCAAGGGAGTGCTCCATAGTTGATGGCTCATAGTCTTTTTTTATTTGGTTAATGATTAAATAATACTTATCTCTAAATAATGGATCTGTTTCATACAGGTCTCTAAATGTGTTTACACCATGTATCACTGTAGTATGATCTCTTCCTCCTATATATACACCTAATTCCTTTAAGTTATATCTCATAGATCTTGCTATAAAGAAAAATATACATCTAAGTTCTACTAAAGATCTTGTCCTACTCTTAGCACCTAATGTTAACTTTTTATTATAAAATATAGGTAAATACGGTTCAAAATATTTTTCCAATTCTGGAAGTGTTAATGTAATAATTCCATCATCTGTAATTCTATGATTTGTAATCACGGTTGGGTAGTATCCTACTTTTTGATGAAATTTATTTATAAATTCTGTAATAAGGTCGTGTTCTACCTTTTTTTTATACTCTATTGGATTCATAAATTTTTAGGTTGTTAGTGTAAAAAATTGTATATTATATTGTAGAGAAAGGGGAGCAAACTTAATGTAAATCTTCTATTCTCACAAATTTATTTTCAAAAACTTAAAACTTTTCTTATGAAAAACTGGAAAACAACTCTTGGTGGTGTTTTAGCTGCAATCGGTAGCTTCTTAGTAAACTCACAAACTGGTGTAGCTAATGTAGTAGGCCAAATCATGCAAGTGATAGGTGTATTCTTAGTAGGTGCTGCTGCACAAGATGCTCCTACAACTAAATCTGCTGAGTAAAAAACTTTATAACTAATTGGAAATGAGTGAAATAACCCCTAAAAATTCCATAGGAAACTCCATTAAACTTTATTTTTTTCCATCATTAGTTACTGTATTAGCTATGCTAATATGGAGAGATGTGTCTGAGCTGAGAAGTGACGTTAAATCACTCTTAGCTCAGTCTAACATCGACAAAACTGAGATAATGAATCTTAAGAGAGATGTTGAGATATTGAATCATCGAATGTTTAAACCTTTAAGTTCAGATTTAAAAATTTATCCTCATGATAGTTTTTTTAAACATGAGGAAGTATTTACTATAAGTGATTATTTACCAAAAAATGAAACAATATGAATAAGATAAGTATATTTAAGGATGCTATAATTGTATTACTAATAATTATTATTGGCTTATTACTATTTAGTTTATTTGATTCTAAAGAAGTAGTAAGAGTACCTAAAGAGTTATTACATCAAATAGATAGCTTAAAGAGAGAAAATCTAATTCTTCAAAATAAATTGAAGAGTTTAGATAGTTCTATCACTGATTACAAACTTCAAATTGATATTCTTGATTCTATGTTAGTGTACAATAGGGTGGCTATTGATACTACTAATAAAAAATAACACGTTAATATAACAAAGGTTAAAGGATATAAAGATAATGAGGTGGATAGCTTTTTTAAAGACAGATATAACTACTAATTATGAAAAAATTATTATTGATTGTTGCCATTTTATTTTCTACAGCATCTTATTCACAAAAGTTAATATGCATGCCGGATAGTGTAGCTAGAGCATTAGCTGAAGATTTAGTTATAGGTGATTCTGTTAGAGTGTTACTTCCTTTTGTACAACAAGAGTTAGAGTTCACTAAACGTAAGCTTTCTTTAAAAGATAGTGTAATATACCATGATCAAATTATCAAAGCTAATTTGAAAAATCAGATGAGTAATGAGAAAAAAAAATCTGATGCTAACTTTACGTTGTATTCCATTTGCAGTGATCAGTATACATTACTATCTAAGAAACATAAAGCTCTTAAAGTTAGATCTAAGCTTTCATCTATTTGCAGTGTTATTTTAATAGCCGGTATAACAACATTGTTTGTACTTAAAATGTAATATATGGTAACCTCAGCACAGTGTTTAATTAAATATGGTCCTGCATCACCTAGTAATAAAAATATGGTTGTATGGGACGTACCAGCTAATCTTGAAATAGGTTTTATACCTAAGAAGATTTATTGTAATAAAGAGATGGTTGTTCCTTTGTCTCATGCTTTTAATAATCTTATACAAAGAGGTTGTGTAGAGGAGCTTAAGACTTGGGATGGTTGTTTTAATATTCGTAAGAAACGTGGTGGTTCTAGTATGTCTTTACATTCTTGGGGCATTGCTGTAGACATGAATGCATATGCAAACTGTTTTGGATGTAAGCCTAAACTTACACCTAAGTTTGTAAAATGTTTTACTGATGCAGGGTTTGATTGGGGTGGTACATGGAAAAAACCAGATGGTATGCACTTTCAATTAGCTAAAATATAATATAATGGCACAGTATCCACAAGGAATATTTCAAAGTTTAAATTGGCTTTTAAAAAAAGTAAGGATTATTCTTGCTACTACATATATATCAAGACAAGGATCTTTTGAAGACAGTACTACACAATCTAATGCTGGAATAACGTCAGTAAATATAGTTACTTTTAACAGTACATCTCAATCTAATGGTATATCTGTTGTATCTAATTCACGAATAACATACGTTACAACAGGTAAATATTTTATTAACTTCTTAGGTCAATTTTTCTTTTCAGGTGGTGCTAGTAATTTTAATATCACTATATGGTTAAGAAAAAATGGTGTAGATTTAGTAGATAGTTCTTATACATTTACAACAACTAGTGCTCAAGGTGCTCAAATTTTAGGAAACTTAGAAGATATTTTAAGTTTAAATGCTGGAGATTATATTGAAGTATGTTGGTGGGCAGGTGCTGCAGGTATAACCCTAACCCCAACTGCTATACAATCAAATCCAACAAGACCAGCATCTCCTAGTGCTAATCTTAATACTTTTAGAGTTGGATAATAAATAATATACTATGGGATTTCCTTTATCAACAGATATATTTGGACAACTTAGATGGCTTGTAAGACAGGTCAAGCTTCTTGTTTTTAGGGTGACTAAAATAGAACAAAATGGAACTGGTGGTGCACAGAATATAAATCAAGTTTTAAACGTAGGTAGTACAGCTACAAATAAAACTCAAACTTTTGTTGTACCAACTGGTATTATAAATATAGGAAAAGATGCTATTACTGGTTTTTTTCCTACAGCTATAGATGGAATAGAATTTCAAAGTAATTTAAATAATACTACAACATCTTTATATGAATTATTAGCTATAAAAAACACTGATGTTTCTAATAATATTTTTTATGGAGCTTATGGACATAGTGAAATTGGATTTTTTGATAGTAGAGTTGGTGGTTATTTTCCCATATCTATAGGAAGATCTAATGGTTATGCTGGTGGTATAGGATTTAGCATAACAAATGGTACTGGTGATACTGTTAGCAGTGATCCTACACAATATGTTATAACATCAGCTACAACACGTAATAATATAACAGCAAATTCTATAACAGTAAGTGATGTTAATAATTCTGGTAATTCATTAGGTTTTAACTTTAACATAGCTGGTGTTAATGGTTCAGGACCTATTTTAAAAAGTACTATGAATACTGTTGACGTAGGATTATATTTTTCTACTATTAGAACGTATACAATAGGTGAGGAAGGATTTGGAGGAGATAATTACTTAGGTGTTGATGGTGCAAATAGTAGATTAGTAGCAGGAAATAGTTTACTTCGAACTAATGTAGATTTTAATAATTCTGCTGGATTTATTGAAATAATTATAAATAGTCAACCTTATTATATAGAACTTTGGAATACATAAATAAATAACAATGGCAAAAACATCAGGAGACACTAGAAAATTAACATTTGGTAAAAGAAAGAAAGGAGCTGCTAAGAAAGCTTTCAATAAGCACAATCCTAGACCAAAAGCTTACGTAGGACAAGGACGTTAACCCTCTCATATATACGTTATTAGCACCTTACTAATAACAAAAATAAAAGGGCCCTACACTATATAGGGCCCTAATTTTATTTAACTATATTTCCCTCTTCATTCACTTTACTAATAGTTTTACCATCAAACACTACCACTTGACCTTTATTAGAATATTCTTTAATGGTATTATCATGAAAGTAATTGAATCTGGCTCCTTCTACACCAATGAAAAATGCCTTATCAGAATAGATAGAACAATCATCTTCTGCATCTGTAATTACTAATGCATTAACACCATTTTTTTCTATACTTCTAACAGCAGCATCAATGGTTGTACCACCTCCACAATCAATCATAGATATAGATATTACATCAGTTTTACCTTTCTTCACTCTATTGTCAAACATATAGAGCTCATTAAGCATATCCATAGATTTAAGTTTAGCAGCAAATGCTTTACAGAAGTCTATTTTACTAATATAATTTCCATCATCACCACTAACACCACAGCTAGAACTCATAGAACCTGATATATCTATATAGATGTCTATTTTACCTACTTTCTTGGTGTTCTTCACTTGTAAATCTTCAGCAAAGATCTTTCTAAGCTTTGGGTGTAACAATTCATAGTCTTCTAAGCCAGCTATATTGTCTGAATTAAACAAGTCTTCATACTCAGTGGTTTCATTTGCACTAAAATAACTTACAGATTTATCTAAAAGTTTCTTAATCTTTTCTTTAAGACTTCCCATAGAAAGATTAATTCTTTCTAGTCTAGCTACTATCTGTCTCATGAAGTCAGGACTAAGTTTACCTGCTGTACCTCCATCACTTTCTGGTTTATTAGCATTCTCAAACATCTGTTCTTGAACTTCTTCATCTACGTTTTCATCTAATGAATTACATAACTGTTGAGCTTGTTGCATAGCCTCATCAAGCATATTCTTACCCTGCTTACTATCCATCATTTTCTCCATAGCTTTACCAACACCTTCATTATCAAAATCAGATTTACCATTAAGACTATTTTTAATATCCTGAGATGCATTAGGGTCTATATAATCCATTATAGTCATACGTGCTATGAAATAAGCTAGTACATTACGTGCATATATAGCAGACTTTAGATTGCTATGTTCTGACATAATTTTACCTACAGGATTATTAGCTCTCTCTAAGAACTTAAACTTAGCATGATTCTTCTCATCTCTCTCCTGAAAGTCTAGCTTACCTATCTGATTGTAATACATCTTAAAGATATCTTTAGACATATGCTTAGGAAACTTTCTATAGTTTTCTTTGTACTTACCAATAAAATCAGTAGCATTAGGTTGTTTGTTTGGATCTATTTTCTTGTAGTCTGTAGTCTTAATAAATTTATTAAACGTTTCCTGTATAGATTTATTGTCCTGCATATGTGTATCCATGATACTATCAAGTCTATATTCATCTATATAGTGAAGATATGGTTTAATAAGATCAGGCTTCTTATAGAAGTTGATTTTACCAAACAAACCTTCATCATCTTTGTAGTGAGACTTAATCTCACCTTTCTTTACTTTCTCTAGAATGGTATATACATTCTTGTAGTTTTTACTTGCCATAATTTTTTTCTTGTTTTCTTGATTCTACCCATTGTTCATACAAGCCATTTTGTTTCAAAAGATTTTCTAATGAAAGACCAGGAAGTGGATCTACACTTCCTGGGTTCATTGGCTTAAGAAAATCTCTTCCTAAAAAGGGTTGCTATCAGCTACTCCATCTAACATAGCATCAAAATCTTCTGATGTTTGATAGTCAGCACGTGCTGGATGGTTTGATAAAATAAACTGCATAGTAGATTCTATCTCTTCTACTTGACCTTCATCCATTACACCTCTTGTAGCATATGTATTAATCAAACTCTCGATCTCAGCTACTGCTAGCTCAAGAGCCTCATTATTACTATGAGAATGTAACATCTCTACTTTAGACATAACAGCCTTGATCTCTGGACTCATCAATTTGTTCTGTAATTCTGAACCTGCTGCTTGAGAAATCATAATCTGAGCTGTCTTTACCAAAGCTTTATCTACACTGATATCCCATACATAAGATACAGCTTTAGCAAGCTTGGGTACAAAAGTTAATGTACGATCTGAGCTATGTTGATAACCCACTTCTAAATACTTATCAAGCTTGTTGCTTGGGATTTCCACTGTATCCAATTCTGCTAGATTAGGAATACCAATCTTAAAGCTTTCTTTGTAGTTACGTGCACCCTTAGCATAATACTTAGACATGTCACCAGCACTAACTCTGTTAACAGTCATCTTCAACATAAATCTATCCCAGAATGGAGAGTCTTGCTCATCCTTTGGAATTTCATTACAAGTAGCAATGAATAACTTCCATTTACAAGGAATTTTACTTTTACCATTGAACAAGAACTTCTCGTTCATTACACCCAACATAGCATTTCTAATGGCACTAGATGCTTTATCTACCTCGTTAATAATAACAATATCAGCTTCTGCTACAGGAGCATTAAGTTCATACTTGTTTTCTGTAAACAACTTACCTAAGTCAGGCATACCTTTAATCTCTGATGCTTTAGTACCTTCGTCAGTTTCTAAGATGTACATCTTGTTTTGGAAATCTTCTGCAGTCATCTTACCATCCTTGTTCAACCATGCCTTAGCATATTCTATAATAGTTTTTGTCTTTGCTACACCTGGCTCACCTACTAATAATAGTGGTAATCCTGTAGCTTCTGCTAATGCTAGCATCTTAAATACTTCTTCTTTGTTAATTAAAGAAGTTTCAATGTTTCTTACTTCCTGTGTAGTCTTCTTAGTGATAGACTTTACTGCTTTTGCCATGTTAAGGGGTTTTGTTTTTATTGTTTGTTGTACTGTTATTTGTTCTGCAAATTCAAATGTTTTTTCTCCTATGAATCCATCATATCCATAGTACTCTCCATTAGAATATTGCTGACTATTTCCTATAGGAGGTGATACTTTATATCCTGGTTTACCTGAATAATATCCTGTTTCTATAACAATTACTTCTACTCCAGCATCTTCTGGACCTACTCCTAATCCATGTTGTACTACTTTTACTCTGTCTCCTACTTTAAATTTATATTGAGAAGTTATATGAGCTCCATAAGTTGAATTAGAAGCAATACGAAATGTAGGATGTCTAGAACTTTTAATTTCTAGTGGTACAGACTGTGGATGAGCTTGCATCCATCTATGTGCACCAGCCTGAGTAACACTTATACCATACATGTTTCCATCATTACCTTGTTTATATGTGCCTGGCATGTACCATGTAGCACTATCTGTTGGACTTGGTCTTGTACTCATAATTCTAAGAGGATCGTTATTATAGGTTTGCAAAGATGTCTGCTGCTTCACTAGTAGACTGCACAGCATCCACTCTTGTGTTACTCTGTTCCACTTCCAATACTGGTTGTTGAATAGCACCAACTGATTTTCTAGATGAAGATTCTTTGGTAATGGTGGTCGTATCATTCTTTGTGTCATCTATAATGTTAAAAATTGTAATACTAGTTTCTGCATCTTTTAATGCTGGATGTTTTCTAATAGCAGCTATCTGATTAGGATTAGCATTATACTTTGTTTCTATAGAGCCATAGCCAAGATCATCTTTCTTGAACCATGTTAAACCTTCATTAAGGTCATTAATTAATTGACTAACTGTTAAGTCTACTTTGTTGATTGCCATAATTTTTTTATTTTATTTTAAAAGATATCAATAACAATAGAATAAGATACTCCATGTTCTTTAATTAATTCATCAATTCTTTCTTCAAGATCTTTATCAAAATCAAGAACAATAACTTTACCACTATTATATGTTAAAAGACGAGGTTCATCTTCATCTGATGCATCTAATATAACATACTTTTGACCATGGTTTCTATCTGTATCAGAATAAAAATCATATTTACCCATTACCAATTGATTTTAAATTCTGGACCATTTAGTCCGTTAATAATTTTGTTTATTTCATTGAACATATTACCACAATCCCACACTGTCTTTGTATATGCAGCTGAGGCTGGGTGACTTACTTTAATAATATGATGATGTGGTCCAATCATACCTTCAAGTTCTTGTGCTTGTTTTCCCATTAGGACAAAGATTAGTCCTGTATCTGTAAAGTTTAGTATATCCATAGTGTAAGCTATGAACTCTTGCCATATAGCATAGTGTGATCCTACTTTGTCCACTTGACATGTGAGTGCACTGTTTAATAACAGAACTCCCTGGTTAGCCCATCTAGTCAAGTCTACATCATAGTCTCTACGTTCATTATCATACACTGTACTATCTACTGCCTCAAATATATTCTTAAGGCTTGGTTGAGGTTTACCTATATTGCTACAAGAGAAAGCCAAACCATCTGCTACACCAAAGTGTGGATATGGATCTTGTCCTATCATTATCACTTTTAGTTTATCATGTGGGCATTCTTCAAATGCTCTAAACACTTGTTTAAGAGGAGGTGTAAAACGTTTACCACTTTCTCTCATTTTATATAAGGTGTCTAAGATTTTATCAAAGTCTGAGCTTTGAATAAAACCTCTAAGTTTGTGTGCCCAGCCCGAAGGTTTGAGACGTTCTACTAGCTTGAGTTTTATTTCTTCAAGATTTATTTGTTCTGTCACAATTTTAGATTAAATTTGTTACAAAATATTTATTATGGAAAGTATTAAAATGATTAAACCTGAAGCTATTATTGAAATTAAAATAGGTACAGGATTCCTTCAACAAATTCAAAATTTGTTAGTTTATTTAGCTAAAGATCTAACTCCTGAGCAGCTAGATCAATACAAAAAAGAAGCTGAAGAAAAAATTCCATTTACTGAAGAATGGATGAATCATGTGACAACTATATCTACCTTATTAAAAGAGTTAGAAATTAAAGCTGATGAACAAGGCTTTGCTTACGATATGGATGTTCCTACTGAAGAAGGAAATTAACTTCTTCTCCGATTTCAATTGCTGCTTGTATAGCTAGAGATAGTTCATCTCTAGAACAATCTCCAAAACTTTTAGCCAAGAAATATTCTTTACCAGACACTTCTCTTGCTATACATAATCCAGCTCTATCTTTTACTAATAATTTCATGTTCTCTACAGTCTCACCAATGTGTGTAGATAACTGTTTGAGCATTACATGCAATTTAGCTAGCTGTGGTAGAGTACCATCATCATGTTGTTGTTCATAAAAGAATTCTACAATAGCTCCTTCTTCTAACCTAGATATAAACAGTTCATACTGTTTCATGCTAGCTATACTAAGAGGTTTAAGCATTCCTCTTTCTTTTTTATATTTACCATTTAAGTGATTCATACATCAAAGTATTTAATTTTAGATTGGTCTAGATCCTTAAGAGCTTCTTCCACCCATTTCTCATCTACAGTGTTCTTATAACAAAGTATATGCACTGTAGCTGTTTCATCAGGATTAAGTCTTAACAGTCTACCTATACGTTGACTACTCTTACGTTCATTACCATATGCATGCATAATTATACCTGCTCTAAGTTCCGGTATGTTTACACCTTCGTTAAGCTGCATTACACAAGATAATTTATCTATGGTTCCTTCTTTAAAGTTCTGTAAATTCTCTTCTGCTTCAGGATTATTAGAGTGGACGGAATTACTACACGTTCTATCTGCCTGATCTTGTGTGTTACAAAATAGTATACACTTTTCATCAATATCATTTAGAAGTTTTTTAGCATAGTCTTCTTTTGTTCTAAAATCCATTAAAGCTCTCATCCTCATTATAGAGGTAATTTGCCGTTGTTTTGGACCGTTAGCTTCATATACACGTTGGCTCCAGTAATTATAGTTTTTGATTTCTGATGTGTACCATTCTTTTTCTTTAAGCTTTACATGTAATGTATTACCAGAAGACAAAGACATTTTGTGTACAATAATTCTATAGTCATTTAGAATATCATCGGCTACAGCATCATCAGTGATGTAAGTAAACTTAATAGGACAGAATTGGGATACCATTTTACCTTTAGCAGAATCATTATATCTAGGTGGTGTACCTGTTAAGCCTAGTATTCTACCTGTGTAATGACCTAAAAAATTTAAATGACTATCTAATAAACTATGACACTCATCAAGAACTACTACATCAAACTCTTGTGGATTATACTTGTTTAAAGATAAGTATGTTGTAAACTCTACATTTTCTATATCAATCTTAAATTTCATTGCATCATTTTTCCAGCTATCAAATATGGATAGCTTAGGGGCTACTACTAGCACCCTAAGTTTCCCCATATTGTTCCCCTGTAATCCGGCAATATATTTAAGACCAATAAGAGTTTTACCTACACCCATGCTTATACCAAGTCCACAACGTTTATGTTGTTGAGCTATAGTAAGAGCATCTGTTTGGATTTGTTCTCTTTTGTTCATTATTTATTTGTATTGTATCCATAAAAAATAATGGGTTTACGTTTTTTATCAAGCTTTTTTTGCTGTTTTTTCTTATCAGCTTTTGATTTAGCCTCATTATCTTTACGTTTATAATACTCGTTAATTTCTTTTTGAGTATGCCCAGCTTCTAGAAATAACTTTGTCATAGCATTTCTATCATTGCTTATTTTTTTAGAATTCTTCATAATAAAAATTAGCTGTTCTGGTACAGCAAAACCCCCCTGATTACTTTAACACTAAAAATAACAACCCAGTTAGTATGCATGTAAATCAAGTAATCTATGTCTAGACCAACCCCGAGGCAAGGGTACAAGGTGTAATCAGCATTCTGGGCCTGAGAGCTACACTAATCAAATACTCTTTGTACTGTGTTGTCAAATGGATTAAACTCCACTTGATTATAACTTCTGTACTTCCCTTTAGGGAATACCATTTTATCATGCTCGTCATGTGTAAGAATACCCATGTCATTTAGCATAAATGTAATACTGTCTGTAGTCTGTGTGTATTCCATGTCTTTCTTAGACTCTAGAATATGCTTGTGTCCGATGATTTCTCCTTCACCTAACACAATTCTTTTAGCTTTTGTCATTTAGTTTATTTATTTGTTTAAAAAAATCTATTATTCCATATACACAAATAGCAAATAGTAATACTATTGATATTCCTACAAGTTTTAATAATATTTCCATAATAATTAATTGATATCATCCCAATGATCAAAATCGTTAGTTTCATATAAATGTTCTAACATAGATTCAATTTGGTCATTAAGTTCATCTAATGGACCATAAATTCTACCTGCTTTAAATGCAGCTTCTGCTATAGTTCCACATTCGTCTATCATACCAACGTGTCTTAGAGCATAAGCTACTTTTTCTTTCATTTTAGCTAAATCATTATATAACTCTGTCATCTGAAGTGTTCTTTCTTGATCAAAGTCTTTTACTAACTTAGCATAATCTTTTTGTTCCATAAATGGTACAGTTTCTGTTGTTTGTTTTGGTTTTCTACCTCTAGGCATAATTTTTATTTTTTTAGGTTTCTGAATACATTAATTGTAAATAATCTTCTTTAGACAAATGATATGGTAGTGCTGATGTTGTATCAGGAGTAATCTCAGATTTAATCTTAGCCACTATGATATCACCTTGTCTATAAATTCTTTCTACATGTCCAATAGGAACATCTAGTCTTACTGTCCATGCTATAGCTCTGATAGCATCTGCTCTAGATTCATGATCATTTGACCACCAATGATCTCCTAATGCTGCCCATCTTGGTACATACAACCAATATTCTCTATTAGTAGTAGTACACCAACATCTTACAGCATATATGTGATCTCTAGGTTCATTGCCCCATCTATCAGCAGTAAACATTTTAGTAGCTTGTATTTCATAAAGCTCATACACATCTTCAAATTCATGTACATACTCATTAAACTCATCATCCCATCTAGTTCTTTTCTTCTTAATAGTTTGCTTATCTAAAAGCTTTGGGTCTAATGATTTAAACAATTTTTCTATACCAATAGCATCAAAATATACACGTCTGTCTTCTGTGTTTTCTTGTATTAAAGCATCTTGTATACTAACTGTTTCTATAAGAGGCCACATACTAGATACAAATTCTTCAAAGTCATTTAGACTTTCATGTGTAATAACTGCTTTTTTAAAATCTCTATAATCATTTTCATACTTTGTCTTCCAAAGTTTAAGGGCTGTACTTAAGTCAAAGCCATCTCTACCATTAACTATATAAGTTTGTTTTGCATAATCAATTTTCATCTTCTACATCATTTAATTGTTCATCAATAGCTGCTGCTGTTTCTTCGTCTAATTCTAACACTATATTCTTTTCTATGTTATCCATTACACTAAACTCTACTTGCTTTATGTAAAAGATTAGATTATCACCAGATTCTACAGCATCAGCTCTTTCTAATATCCAACTATCTGTACAACTTCTAAATTCTTTGTCATTAGCACCAGACTGATAATTGTTAAAAACATCATCAAAATCTTTTACTAATTCTTCCTCTAAGTTACTACAAAATGTTACATGTTGTGTAGTTAGAAAGCCATTTTTTATAAGAAATCTTACATTAGTTTGACAGCTTTCATCATAGTTACATTCTACTTCTACATGTAGTGTATCAAACCATAATTTCTTTGGTACTATAATTTTAATATCTATATCTTCTGAATCACTATCGTCTTCACCATAGTAATCTACACCTGTAAAGCTGTTAGATTTTGGATCATATATGGCTTGACCAGTAGCTTGGAATTCACCAGCCCAACTTCCATAATCTAATACATCATCCATTCTGTTTACAAGAGCTCTTGTGTATTCATTATCTACGTCTTCACCATCTACCTCAAAATGTACCCATCCTGAGTCATTACCACCATCCCACTTAAGGGTTAGTTCATTACCAGCTTCATGCTGTTCTTTGCACCATTGTACAATTGATTTGTTTTCCATGTTTTAAATATGTTTTGTGTAATCTAATTTCTCATCAGCAATATCTCTCATGAGTTTTCTACCTTCTCCTGGTTTATACATCCATCCTTCTTGTGACATACAATCTAGATAGTCTTTGATAGTTGGTATACGTCCTATGTCCTCCATAAGATGTTGTTCTGCTATAGTTCTAGTAGGAACTAGTTTACCATCAGAGTTTTCTATAACAACACCAAACTGCTGTTCACACCAAAAAATACCCTCAGCATGGTGTCTGAGGGCTCTATGTCTCATGTCTGGGTAATGAGCTTTTGTCTCATCAAACCAATTATGTATTTTTATATAATCTTCCCATTTACCTCCATGCTTCTTAGCAGAGGAAATGCTGTGGTGATAAGGATGACTCATGCTACTAGTTTTAACATTGGATACTCTTTGTTCCATCTATCTACTAGATTACTCCAGTAGCCTTTTTCATTGCCATATCTTTGGATTACTCCTACAAGTTCAGGATAGCCTTTAGCAATCTTTGCTTGGTTCTTTTCATCTCCTTTGAAGATAGTGTCAATTAAAGAAGTCATAAATGAACCTTCTTTGTTCTTTTTATAAAAGCAAAAGATTTCTTCTGCTTCTGTAATGTTTGTTTTTACTTCTGTTTCCATAATTAGTTTAATGTTTTTATGTATGCACTAAATGCATCTAGTAATTTAATTTTATATTCATGTGTCATTGGAGCTTCTAATATAATAGTTCTAAGATGTTCAAAAGCTTTATTTCTTTCATCAACTGGGGGTGTTGGTGGTTGTTTCATTTTCTTTTGGTTTACAAGTTTCACAATATTGTGCTGGTAGATGATTTTTATCTGCTCCTAATACTAAGAATAGTTCATCATTGGTTAGTTCTTTTGCTGTCTTAAGTATTTTATGACAATAAGAACATAGAACAGCTAAGTTGCCGTTATTAAATTTTACAGTGGCTTTTTCCATTAGTCATCTATTTTTATGGTTACTTTTTTACCTTTTACAATAGCTTCTAGAAGTTCTTCTATCTGGCTTCTTTGAGTGTTGTCCAGCATCATAAGCTGATCATTTATAGCATCTATACTTAATGAGTCAGACAATTCTTCTTTGTATATTTTACGTTTTTCATTACTAAGTTTATCAAATACGTTGTTAAGTATCCAATCACACTTATTTACGTAACCATTGAACGTATTTTTTACATCTCCTATGCAGCCAAGCTTCACATCTTCAAAATACTGCTTAGCAATATTTAGATGGTGTAGAGCTTTAGCCAAAGAGTATGTTTCTTTATCATTACTCATCTTCTATAGATTATGTGTCAGGTTTAAGCTGACAATTTAGATATAATTTGCATGAATTTTACCAAAAATCTCATGCATTCTTGTCCCAAATATCTACTATATTTGAGACAAGATTCCTTAAATTGGTAACAGATTTGTCAAGTTTTTGTTACAGTTTACTTGACATCTTCTTCTATCTCATCATCTGGTCTATCCCAGTAACGACAATGGAAGTGTTCTCCCAAATCTTCTATAAGTTTTTCAGGATAGCCCTGTTCTACTAACCATGTTAGAGAGTCATACCTTCTGTCTGCAGGTATAATTTTAGGGAATCCAAACATCCACCCTGATGGTGGGTCTATAAATGTTGCCATAGTTTATAATTTTTCTATTTCTTGTTTTACTTCTTCCCAATATTTATATGCTCTGTACTGTTCTTCCTCATCTATACATCTTAATAATATTACATTTACTACAACCAATGCACATTCTTGAATTTCTCTTTTATCCACCTCTAAAGGTAAAATATGCATAAATTTTTTATATAAGTTTTGTGCTTCTTCTTTTGGTGTCATGATTTAAATTTTTCTATTAACTCTTGTTTAGTATAATATTTTCTTTGTTTTCCCTGTATATAAGGACGTTCTTGTGTTGTGTACCATGTACCATCTTTGTACTGGTACCAGTGGTTATCTTCTAACCATTGTAAAAATTCTATCATAAATTAATTGTTTATACTGTATAAAAGAATAAGTCCAATTAATCCAATTGTTCCTAGGATAATCATCATTAGACATCCTTCTTTTCTTTGCTGTTTATTTGTTGGTAATCCGTACATAATTTAATCGTTGTTTACTATTTTATCAAATACTTTTCTTACTAACCATTTAACTGTTTCCCATATGATTATTACAATAATTATTTGTTTCATTTGTCAGTCTATAGGTTTACTAATGTTGTTTTGTTGTCAGCTTATAAGCTTACTTTTTAATTTTATTTCTAATAACAAGTCCTAATGTAATACCAATCATTAGGCATAAAATATAATATAGGATAAACACAATCTTCATAATTAATCTTTTTTAAATGTTTTAAATAATTCTTTTGAAACTGTTTTTATAAAAGATTCTGTAATTGTTTTACCAACCATATTCCATGCAATCATTTCTCCAAATTTAATAACTTCTTCCTCACTATACATTTTTTCTGTTTGAGAAGATGTAGTACCACTTCCATAAGTTTCATTGTAGTAAGTTTGAGAATCAAACTTAGGAGCATTGTTAATGTGGTATTGGTACTCATACTCTTGACCTTCATCAAATGTTTTTATTATCTCTTGCTTGTGCATTTCTTTGGCTTCTCTTTTAAAGTTCATATACTCTTCAAAAGAAATTTTGATTACCATAGTATTTGCAACGTGGTCTGTTGCAATTACATACTCTTGTAGTTGTTCATCTAACCATTCTATTGATGTCATAATTTATTTTTTAGAGTCTTTACCAATTTGAATTCCTACATAAAACCATAATAAATGTCCTATACACATTATTATCCATTCTATATTTGTCATGTTGTTTAGTTTTTAGTTTTTAAATAAGACATAGACACTATGTCTATGTTCATGTCTATCATTTAGTAGTCAGGACAGGATTGATAGAAGTAACTACTCATCCTCACTTACTTTTTATTGGATAAACTACCAATTCCACTACCTGACTATTTGCAACTTTAACTTCCCTGTATAAGTTGCCAATACAGCTAGCTTACGATCTAGAGGACTGTTGCACCTGTGCAGGACATGTAGTCCATTCTGAGAGGTGTTCCTGAACTTACGATCTACTGGCCAACGTAGCTAGTTTGTTGTATATTATCTACAATATTGTTGTTTTTGCACAATATAACCAACATTAAGGGCATAATGTGTCATTAATGATGGTTTTATGCTACATTTTGGGTGTTTTATGACTCATTAAGTCTAGACTCTGAGAAGCCTAGTTCTTTAGCTTCAGCAGGATTAATTTCTATCCATGTATGACAGTTTCTACATACTGCTAGCCATGTACCTATCCTAAGATATTTATCACCCACTCTACCAGCTTTGTGATGTATCTCAGTGGATACACCTGTACAGCCTACTAGTTTAGCTTCACATCTAGGCTTAGCTGTTAGGAATGCATCTCTTAATCTAGCATATTCATCCATCTCACCCCGTCTCTTTTCAGAGACAGGGGAAATAGACTTGGGCTTTTCTATAGAGTACCAACATTGCTGACAATATTTATCTTTACCATGTGATTTCCAGATGTGTTTCATTTGTTCACATCCAGCACATTTTTTAAGTTTAGGTGTTATACTCATGCTAACTCATAAAAGTTTTGTGGTAATAATCCAAACTCAATAAGTTTAGCTATTACCTGTTCTTGTTTAATACCAAGGTCTTTGAATGATATTTCATCTTCTTTAGAAACTTCATTTAGATGACCTTCAGTTTCACACATAGCTTTTACTACTGGTGAATTAGGAAACAAAGCTACTAATAATTTGTCAATAAAACTAAATGTTAGGTCTTGTTTCCAGTTACGTAGTATCCTTTGAGTTTTAGTATATGTCATAGTAACGTTCATTTTCTTACGTTCAGACATAGCTGCAATCTCTTCTCTAGTATAAGCTTTAAAGCCATATACAAGTTTAGAATACAAATCTTTTTGTTTGGGGTTGAGTTTAAACTCTTCTTCAATCTTCTGATACTTTACAGTACCGTGTAGTTGAATCTTTTTTACATGAGCAGGTGTTTGATACTGCATGTATTGGTGCTTGTTAGCATCTCCGTATGATATAACTATACCATTAGAGTTACAAGAGATTGTCTTGTTTAAGTTTGTCTTTGACATTATTTTGGGATTTTGATTTATATATAAAAAAAGGAGGTCTATTTCTAGACCTCCCTTTCAATTTTGTATGCACTGATTATAAAGCAGGCTCT